CCAAATTCTGTATTTGATATAGTGCCATCATGTATTTTAGTAGCATCTATTGCTGCACTTGTATTTACATCTGCATTTACAATAACACCTGTACCAATAGCAGATGTCCCAGTAACATTACCTGAACCATCAAAAGATGCTGAAGTCCATGTAACATCACCTGTCATACCTATGGTACGACCTGTTGCTAAAGTAGTTGCTGTACTTGCGTTTCCTGTTACAGCTCCTGTTACATTACCTGTCAAGTTTCCAATAAATCCACCTGTTGCTGTAACTGTACCTGATGTCGTAACAGTTGTGGCTGTTAAATCAGGCATATTTGCTGATATGTTTGCTAATGTAACTTTTAAGTTAGAAGTACCTTGTACAATAGCAAATATTGCGCTACTTGTGGGTGTTGTTGTCGCTGTAAAATCCGAAATCTTTTTAGTTGCCATCTATTGTATTGTCCAAGTGGTTGTTGAAAGTGTTGGTACATCTTGCCAGTTGCCAGGCGATATATCTGTTTTATCTTCTTGTTGTATTAATTCATTATTTTCAGTAACCAATAAAAAAAGATTGTCTTCTGTTTCAATATAACCCTGTGATGTTTCAGGTACACTAGTCCAAGAATTATTACTTGTACTAACACTAGTCCATGTAGTCATTAGTAAGCCCCGTAATCAATTCTTGTTACAGGTGTTGTACCTGAGTGTCTATCTCTTTCGTTTGATGTTATTAAATCTTGTTTAGCTCTATCGTAAAATCCAGACCAAACTTGTATTCTTTTATCGTTTTGTAAATAAGGTTCTGCTTCAACCAATGCTCCATATAAATATAAATCAGGGTGATGTGTAAGCATATCGTTTGTGGTATTACTATCTGAAAGTGGTGTAAATGTTTTATAATATAACATTTCTATTTCATAAACCCCATCAGGTATAGGTCTTAGTTGAAAACTATTACCAATAGTAGAAAATACCTTCGGTTTTCCTTTAGAACTACCACCTCTTACTCTATCTACTTGTTCAGGTGTTAGATAATCTAAAGCTGTTTTAGGGTCTGTGTTTAATTGTAAGTTTCTCATTGCAATAAAATCATCAGGCAAAGAATAATATTCAGTACCGTCTACAGTATTTGCAGTTACCCTAGTTTCCATTCTTCTTATTTTAAAATCACGTCTATGCCTAGCTTCTGCTAAAGCAATAAAATCAGGTATTTTATCTGTTAAATCAGTCCTATCTAACCAATTAGCAACAGATGTTTGTAATTCTGCGTATGTAGATATTGCCATTAAATTACCCTACCGGTTGTTTTTAAATATTTATATTCAGGACTATTCAATAATCTTCTCACGCCTGATGCATGGTCAGGATTAAATAAATCTATTCCGTATTTGTTCATCCATTCATAGTAAATGGTTTCAGGTAATCTAGCAGACAACCTGAAATCATCTTTAATATGATGGTCTTCTTGTTGTAAACGTTTGTTAGAATCTATTAAAGGTTGTATGTCAGCTATATGTTCTATAGCTAAATTACCAGTAGATTCATCAAAATGAAATATTTTATTATGGTCTAACCATTTTTTCATTATTCACTTAACTCCGCAACGTAAACACTTGGAGTACCACTACCATGAATAGTAGCCATTTTCATGCCACCATCTACTTTAAAAATGATAGATTCATCTCCTGCCATGTATATAGAGGTAGCAACTACCGCTGTAGGATTTGCTCCAAACTCAATAAATACAGGGCCAGTAGTCGTTACTCTAACGTATTCAACATTAGCATTGAATGCCGATGTTTGTGCTGAAGTACCACTTGTTGTTCTTGTGTGGTTTGCTATTACTCTGTAACCACCTAGCCAATTTGCCATGTTTATCTCCTAATTTCAAATGTCACTAATAATTTTTTAGCTCCAGTAGAACCGCCATCTGTAATCATTTCTATAGTTCCGCCTCTTTCTACTCGGTTAGCTGCTGTTGGTGTTGCTGAATCTACAGTACCTGCTGCTGAACCTGAATGAGCGACTGTTATTCCACCACCTGTTACGGCAGTACCACCAATCTCAAATGAAATTGCAGCATTTCCACCACTAATTGCACCCTGTAGAGCAGTTTGAATGTAGACAATGTTTCCACCATCTGCAATAGGAACAAAAGTGCTTGAAGCTGTAGAAATATCTTCTATTTCTGCTGTTACAAAATAACTATTTAAAGTTTGCATTAAATTTCTCCAATATTAATAACCCTCGTTCTAAAGCGATACCCTTTTGAAGGCCATTGTTAAATGTATCTGTTTAGAAAAAAGGTACTCAATAATAATTGAATACCTCTCTTCGTAGGATGAGGTGGCAAAACAAGAAAGCCACCTCTAAACTATATATATAGTTATTTTATGATGTAGTCAAGTCAGCAATAGTTGCAGAACTTGCTTCATTTTTAGCAACTAGTGTCCATTCAACGATTAAATTACGTTTGTCTGCATCACCAGTTTTTGCTAGTTCTTGTGTTTCAAAAGGTCTTAAGAAATGTGTAGCGAACATATCAGTTTCAACTAATAATGCACTTCTACCACTACTTCTTAAAATTCTATCAGCCATTACTCTAACTTCACCAAAGTCTGAAACATAAACATCAATAGTAGCAACTAAGCTTCTATCTTCTGCCATGTCCATACGAGTAGAGTTACCAGTAAAACCTGATACTTTTTGTTTATTAAAAGAACCAACTAACAATAAGTTAGGCTCACCACCGTTGTCGTAACAACTTTTCATCTCACCTTTTAAAAGAGATTCAGTTAAAACCCTTTGTGTACCATCAGTAACAGTACCACTAGAGTTTCCACCACCTGAACCATACGCGTTGTTAGTTACAGTCCAAGATTCAAAACCTCTAGATGTTCTAGCTGAAGCTGCGTTTCCAGAACCAGCACCTGCTGCAACTTTGCCTGTCATAGCAAGTTCCATATCACGTTTAAGTTCTTTTCCAGCTTTTGCTACTTGGTAAGCAAGTTCATTACTTACACCAGCGTGGTCTACTGCTAATTGTGTACCGGATACCATAACAGGTTTTTGTGAAATCTGAGTATAGTTGAGTACACGAGTAGTAGCTGATAAAGCTGCTGATGGAGAATCATCCCCTTCACCAACTGCGTTAGTTGTTGCTGCAGCTAAAGAATCTGTTTGCCACTCATGTTTAGTAAAAGAAGCTGTTCCAGTTCCTATACTTGACATAAATGGTGTTTCAGTTGGAGAAATATTATAAATAATATTCTGCAAATCTTCTCTATTACCAACAGCATCATACGTTTCAAATGTATTTGTTAATTGTGCCATTTTTAATTACACCTCTGTGTTTAAAGTTAATTTAAAGATTAAGACATTGTAGCTTTTATTAATGCTGCCGCATCATCTAATTTACCAGTTCTTCTTAATCTAGCTTTTTGTTTCATTACTTTCTCGCTACTAATATCTCCACGAGTAACGCCAGTGCCTGGCTTAGTTACTTTAGGTACATTTTTACTTTTTTTGTTAGATATTTTAGTGTTTTGTAAGTTATCAAACTGCATAGCTTTATATAAAACTAAAACACTTTTTGCATCAAAGATATTATCCATTTCTTGTTGTGAAAAACCTTGATTTAACCCAAAAGTTTTAATGGCTCTTTTTATAGTAGGGCCTTTTTGAGGGTCGTTTATAATAGGTAATTCTCTTGCAAGAATACTTTGGTTTTCTTTAATCAACTCTTTCATTTTAGTTTGATTTTCCAAAGTTGTTTTTTCTAACAACTCTTTCTTTTCTAACTCTGCTTTAGTTTGATTTTCTTTTAACTCTAAATATCTACCTTTTTTTTGTAAAAAAGTATCGCGGTCATTAATCTCAAGGTCAGTCCAGTTAGTCCTTTCAAGTTCCTTTAACTCTCCATTCGTTTGTGAATTGTATGTCTCAAGTGCGTTTAAATAATTTTGTCTTTCTAAACGAGTTTTATCTAACTCTGAATTAAGTTCTTTTTTCTCGTCTGACAAAGACATGGTTTTTTTAGTGTAATCAGCGTGTCTATAATATCCTCTCTTTAACTCATCAAGGGTGACTTCACTTTCGTTGCCGTCTAGATTGACGGTGTAAGTTGGTTGTTCCTCTTGAGTTTCTGTTTGTACATCTTCAACTAAATTGTCATTAAGAAGAGCCTCATTTGTTTCCATTTGTGGTGTGTCTTCTATTTGCTCAACTGATTCGGTGTTTTCCATTACCTGTTCAGAAGTATTATCCTCTACTTCTGTTTGTACCTCAACTTCATTAGATGTCTCCTCTTTAGGTTTCTGTGAAGCTAAAATAGCAGCCTGTGCTGACGAAAGGTCAGTTACAGGAATTCCTCCAACATTACTTTGTTTAGTGGGTATAGTACCTTTACTCATTTTTACCCTCCCTTATTTCGTTTTTAGCAATTTTACCATTATCTACAGTAGATATAAGTGTTTGCTTAAACTCCAACGTTGCTCTTTGTTGGTAATAAAGACTTTCTCTAGTTTTAGTATCGCTGGGTTCAGTAGAAATCCATGCTTGGTAACCTGCATTCAAAATTTGATTAAATGCTCCTACCACTACAGGACTCTCTAAAACGTTTTGCGCTTCTTCGCCAGTCTTTATCTTCTCGTTGTTATCTGTTGTCATTTTTTTCTCCTATCTGTTTGATTCGATCTGATAAATTATCAGGTATCGTTTTTCTCCCAGCAAGATATCCCTTAATATCGTTATGTTTCATACCGGTATATAAAGATAACTCATTTACTGAAATTCTATATTTCAACATAAGTTGTTGTAATTGTGTGTTATTCAATTATTTTTTCTTTTTCTTGTCTTTTTTCTTATTTTTTTTCTTTGGTCTTCCTACTTTACTACCGTAAGTTCCTTTTCCCATTGGACACATAATGTTTCTCCTATAAAAGTTTTAGTAATTGTGTAAATTTATCTGTCATTAATATAAATATAACTAAAGCTCCCCAAACAACATATTTAAATCTAAAAACCTCAATCTTTACATCTCTCATATCTCTTTCAATATGCTGTAAGTGATTGTTTTTTATATCATTAATATCTTT